CGTCCGGCTCGTCCGCGAAACGCGGCCGTCCGGCGGTCGCCTCTAAATCAAACACCAGGCGGCGCACCCGGAAAAACCGGCAATCTGCCGAACCTGTTGAAGCGCCACCGCCAATGACGCTGTCCGATCTGGGCGAGCTGAGCGGGGCGGAAGGCGCGCTGATCCGTGCGGCGCTCAATGGCTGGCAGAAGCCCGAACGCATCAAGCCCTTCATCGGCCGGTTTCAGGTTTTGATGGTTCTGGTCGATCTGGCCGAGGGCGACAGCGTCTGGCGCATCGCCACCGATTGCAGCGAGGATGAATTCAAGTCGGTGTTCACCGGCGCGATGATCCATCTCAACATCGATGCGCGGCTCTACGGCATGCATTTCGCTGGTCGGGCTGTTGAGAAAAACCGGGCCCGGTATCTCGACGCAGACCCGTGGCACGTCGCCCTCAAACCCGATGTGCTGGCCGCCCTCGACCCGACCGCCAAGCCCGATACCCCATCGCCGCAACCCGAAAAAGGAGAGGCCGCGTGAGCCGAACCAAACCCTCCACGCCGCGTCGTATTGGCCATGGGCCGGTCGCGGCGCCCGACGATGCCACCCGTGCCGATGTCGAGGCGCGCTATGTCGGTACGGACAAACAGCGCACGGTGATCGCCGCATCGCCAGCTATGGTGTCCGCGCTCGATGGGCGATGCGAGCCTGTCGCGCCAGCCGGAAAGCCTATCGTCCAGATTACGGGGCGCTATGTGGACAACACCGAGGCGGTTGGCCTGCCATCACGCCGCAAGGGCCCTGACGATGCGCAGAAGCGCGAGGTGCAGCGGGCCATCGACCGGCTGGCTGCGCTTGATGATATCCGCTCGGCGCAGGGTCGGCTGTCAATCGATACCGGCCAAGCCTACACGATCATGGCGCTCGGCGCGGAACTGGTCGGTGGCAAGATATCCAATCTTGCGCCGACCAAGCAGATCGGCGAGTGGGCCATGCGGCGTGGCCGCCGTGCTGCCTGGCTGGTGCGGCCGCAGGTCGTGGCGCTGTGTGTTTATCACTCGCTGCATCTTATGAGCCTTATCGGAAAGTCCGGTGTGGACCCGGAGGCTGTGCGGGTTGATGGCGGCGGTGGCGGCAGTATCGAATTCGCGTTGTCCAATGCTATGGACGCCGAACGCTCACGGCGCAGGGCATCGGCATCGCTGCCACGGATGGCGGGTCACCCGCTGCAGGCCCAGCTGGTCGACTGGGTTGTTATCCACGACCGACCGATCGATGACTTCAAGATTGGGAACATTCTAAAAATGTCAGCGGACAAATCGCTTGCTATAGCTAAGCGAACGCTGTTCTGGGAAGCGTCAACTCACCTCGCCGACCATTTTGGCAGTTGACACCAAAGTCCCTGGGGCAGTATGCATTTCCTCACGTTGCAGAAATGCGCTCAATCGAAGCCCGCCCGGCAAAAGCCGTGGCGGGTTTTCTTTGGTCGGTCTGCACCGTAACCCACTGTATTCCTGCGCATATCCAATGCGAGCGGGTCCTCCCTGGCCTGAAAATCGTATACGGGGCGGCTTTGCGTTTAATTTTACCAGCCACACAAGCTTTTGAAATGGTTGACGGTTGACGTTGACGCATCGGCGGATCTCGGGGTTTTGACACCATGATGAAAACGCCGAACGCTCAAAGCCATGCCATTGGAATGCGCGCAATCCACGAGCTGGGTCTGGACCCATCTCGCAGCGACGGTGCCACATTTGAGGAGGTCGCCGCAGCGCGTGCGCAAGCCGCTGACGCGGCGTAATTTGAAACGCCCATGTCCAAGCCCAAGCTGCGCGAGCGCCAGCTGCCAGATGGCGGGGGTGCGGCCTATCTCGAAACTCTGGCGGCGTATGGCGAGGTGCGTGGTGTGTCGCGCGCGGCGGCGTCGAAATGGAACAAGGCGGGCCAGATTGTATTCGTTCCCGATGATGAGGGTCGCAAGAAAACCGGCTTGATCGATGTCGCGGCTAGTGATGCCAAACGCAATGCCGATCAAAATCCGGTCAAGCGCCAAGCGCCATCGCCGACGGTGACCGAAACCAACGACGATGCGGCACCCAAAAAGCCGAGCGATCCAACCCTGGATGCGGTGACACAGGCCAAGGCAGGGTCTGCGGTTCTCGACCTGAAATTGAAGCGGCTGAATTACGAGGAAAAAGTCGGTAATCTGGTGCCAAAATCTGAAATGGAGGAACGCAATGCCGGTCGCGGACACCGCATGGCCGAGGCCTTGATGCGGCTAGCCGGCGATGTCGCCGAGGATGCCAATCCCGACGACCCGAACCGGGCCCGCAAGGTGATCAGCGCGGCCGTGCGCACACTGCTCGAACGCTTCATCGAGGGCGAAACCGAACGCCTCGATGCCGAAGCCGAACTGGACACCGCGCCGCAGACCGAGATGGCCGAGGTCGTTCATGCCTGACGGATCGGGTGCGGGCGGACCGCCGGACAATGAGTATCTGGTGTTTCGCGCCAATGCGCGCGACATCGAACGCGCTTTTTTGGCGGGTCTGGCACCGGCGCCTCCGCTCGACATTCCAGTTTGGGCCGAGGAGCATATTAAATTTCCGGAAGGGTCGCCCTGTGAGGGTGAATTCCGACTGACCACTGCGCCCTACATCGAGGAGATATTGCGCGCCGCCGAACCCGATAGCGGCGTCACCGATATTTCCGTGCCCAAATGCGTTCAATCATCGGGAACGACCGCCGCCGACATCATTCTGGCGGCCCGGCTGACCACCGCGACCATTCCGGCCATGGTGGTTCACCCGACGGTCGGTCAGTTCCAGGAATGGGCCGAGTCCAAATTTTGGAAAATGGCGCGCGCCTCCAGCGTGCTGGACCCCGAACCGGAGGATGACGAACCGCCGGGCGCGCTGCTCGCCCAAACCGGTCGCACCGAAGGCGGCTCGACTAGGAAAAAAATCAAATGGAAGCGCGGGTCCACCATTCTGGGCGCCGGGGCCGAAAGCCCAGCCACGCTGCGCCAGCACACCATCCGGCTGTTGATCCGCGATGATATCGATGGCTGGTCGCTGGATGCCGGCGGCGAGGGCGATCCGCTGGCCCTGTCCGAAGGGCGTCTGACCACCTATCGCGAAATGCTGCTCGCGCTCGCGGTCAATATTTCGACGCCCCTGGTGCTGCGCGGCTCACGCGTGCTGTCGCTCTACGGTCAATCTGACCAGGGCCGCTATTATATGGGCTGCACCGATTGCGGTGCGCGCACCGATTTTGATTGGGAGGATGTCCAGCGCAATCCCGTGCCGCCATATGAATGCCATGTCGTCTGTCCGGTTTGCGGCGTCCGTCACTACAGCGCCAACAAGCGCAAGATGATCGCCAAGGCGTCGGGCGCGGGCTGGATTGCCACGCGAGAGCGCGACGGTGTCAAACCGCCTAAGACGATCAAAGACGACACCGAATGGGAACGCTGGCGCACCCGCGACATGGGGCCATGGGCCGCCCATCGCGGCTTCTGGATCACCGGCATGATCAGCCGGTTTTTGAACTGGGATCGCATCGCCAGGGAAGAGGATGCCGCCGCGGGTGACCCGAAGGCTGAAATGGTCTTCCAGAACAATTATCTCGGTCGGGGTTATGACGTCAAAACCCTGACCCCCGATTGGGAAGTGCTGGCTGCGCGCGCTCGCAATACCGGGTTTCGCCGCGGTGTTCCGGTCTGGGGTCCGCTGGTCTTTACCCTGTCGGTCGATGTCCAGCGCGACGGGTTGTATTTTCTGGCCAAGGGCTACAACGCCAACGAGGAAGCCTGGTATCTCGACTATGGTTTCATCGCCGGTGAAACCGCAGAGCCGGGCACGGGCGCCTGGACGGGATTGACCAATATCGCCGAACGCGGGGTGGCGCTTCCCGGCGGTGCGGTGCGTGACTTTGATATCGAGGTGGTTGATTCCAACTACAACACGGACGCGGCCAAAGCCTGGGTGCGTGTCCGCGGGGCCCGCGCCATCGCCATCAATGGCGAGGCAGGCTGGGGCAAGCCGATTATCTATCGCGCCACCGAGTCCGATCTGAAAGCCTCGGGCAAGCGTCGCCGTTATGGTGGTGTCAAGATCTGGCATGTCGGCACCTATCCGGCCAAGGCCGTGCTGGTCGCACGTTATGCCAAAACACTCGAGGCGACCGACGAGACCGGCCCGCCACGCGGGTTTTGCTGGTTTCCTGAAGACGCCGAGGAGGCGTTTTTTCGTCAGTTGACGGCGGAATATGTGCATGAGGAAACGCTTAAATCGACCGGCCTGACCCGCTCGACCTGGAAGGCGCGCGGCGACAATCACTGGTTTGACTGCGATGTTTATTCGCTCGCCGGTCTCGACAAGCTGGGCGCGCGCGCTGGCAAGCGTGGTTCATGGTCGGACGATGACTGGGCGATCCGCGAGCGCGACATCCGCGCGGCCATCGAAGCCGCCGGCGGCCAGCCCGACCTGTTTGATATCGGGCGCGCCATTCCGCCCAAACCGGACACGCCAGGCGAACCGCGCTCACATGCTGGCGATTCACAGTCACGCCTTCCCGCTGCACTGGCCCGCCAGGCGCGTCTAGGGCGTCGATAACTAAAAATCTGGAGGCCTGTATGGCTCGAACGCTTGAGCAGATCGATGCGGACATCGCGACTTACACTGCGCGATTGGACGCTTCTCTCGATCCTGAGCGCGCAGAGCGGGTCAAACATGGTGATCGAGAGCTGTCATTCGGCGCGCGCGGGCCTGACATGGTCAATGAGATTCGCCGCCGTCTGCGCGAGCTCAGCATTGAGCGCGCCCGTGTATCGGGTGAGGGCTCGCCTGTCCGGCCAGTAAGGGTTTAACGCCATGTCGCAAGCTCAGGCGGTTGCCAAGCCGCGCATCCGTGTTCCCGCTGGATCGTCACGTCGTCCGCAATCAAGCAATTCGTTGGTCCGCGAACGCATGCCGTCCTCGGCCTACGCGGCCGGTGATCCGTTTGAGCCCGCCTTTGCGGCGACGCGTTCGATTTCCGGATCGGCGGACCGCGACTGGTTAGCTGTTCGCCTGGAGGCGATCGCGCGATGCCGTGATGTCATTGCCAATGATCCTGTTGCGGCGTCTGGCCTTGAACAAAAGCTGTCGCTGATTGTCGGTGATGGTTGGAAATTTGAGTCGATGCCGGACTATCGGGCCTTCAATCTTGACCCGACCAGCGATGAATACGAAGCACTATCCGATTCCATCGAAACGGTCTGGCGCGAAGTCACAGAAGATCCGTTGTTTCGTGGCGATTATGAGGAACGCCTGCCCTACGACCTGCAGCTGGACATGCAGGTCCGCCAGTATTCAGGCCCAGAAGGCGAGGCTTTTGCGCTTCTACCCTTTGTTGACGATGGTTGGTGGGGCACCAAGCTGCAGGTGATCGATGCCGAACGTGTCGCGCAGCCTGCAGGCCGCCCCGATACAGACAGCTGCCGGGCTGGGATTGAGTATGATGATCGCGGCCGCCCGATCCGCTGCCATGTTCTCGATGGTCATCCCTATGACATTGGCCTGGGCAGTTTGAACCGCTTCACCGGTCGCTGGATCGACAAGATCGCCGATTGGACGCCGACCGCGACCCGTCCGCAATGGATACACATCATGAAGCCGCGCCGCCCCGGCCTGACACGCGGCATCTCCGATTACATGGCGTCATTGTCGACCTTTCAGTATCTGCGCGATCTTAACAAGGCCGAGTTGCGCACGCGTTTAATCAATGCGCTGATCGTGGCGCAATACACCAGCCAGACTAATGACCCTGAAACGCTTGGCGAGATTTTGGGTACTCAAAAATCGGGTCAGGAATTACTCGACCTTCGATCTGAATATTACGAAACCGCTGGCCTGACACAGGTGGCGGGCAGTCGCATCATCCAGAATTTTCCGGGTGACAAGCTGGAGTGGAATTCTGAAATGCGCGCCGCGACGGCCTTTGCTGATGTAGCCGCCTTCATGGGCGTGCAGGCTGGTGCCGGGATCGGTCTGGGCTATTCGCTTATGACGCGGGACTTTTCCAAGACGACGTTCTCGTCCGCGCGTACTGAAATCAACGACTCCGTGCGCCAGACCCGCCGCGAGCGCAATATTGTGCGACATCTCGGTGTGCGTCCTTATCGCCTTGCCGTCCTGCAGGAAGCCTATGAGGCCGGTCGGTTGGCTTTACCCAAGGGTGCGCCCTCGATCTGGGATGCGCCAGGTGCGTATCTGGCCGGCACCGATATCGGTCCGGGCCGCGAATATGTCGATCCTGTCAAGGAGGCGACCGGCGACCGATTGGAGATGGAAAACATGTCGGCCAGCCCGAGCGACATCGCCGCGCGGCGTGGTCAGTCTCTCGAAGAGGTCGCGATCCGGTCCAGCCGCGACAGGCGCATGCTGGAGCGTCACAATCTGTCGATGGGCGATGTTCGCGATTTCGTTTCTGCCAATGCCGAACACAGTTCGCGCGACGCTGCCGACGCCTGATCTAAAAAGGAAAACCGACCATGCTTCGACCCCGCGTTTCGCGGGCACGCTCACGCGCGCCCCTCACCCTGTCCGGCCCGACCTTGCTGGCGCTTCACGCCGGTCACGACAACGAACTGACGCGGCTGGCCTCGGCTCGGCCCTGGCAGGTCGATCCGTCCTGTGACAAGTCCATGATGGACCGGTTGCGCGGGCTCGGTGCGTCATTAACCGGTGATGATGCCGCTCCCGCACTGCCGGAGTCGCTGGCTGGAATGGACGTGCTCTACGATTTTGAAGCGGGCTATTTTATTGCCGGTGACGTGGCCATCATCACGATTGAAGGCGTACTCGCGCCCAAGGGGTATTACGACTATTGGGATGATTGCTGGGTGCCCGGTTATTCCGATATCGCCGAGGCCGTCATTCATCTCCAGGACGATGATCGCGTCGTTGGCGCGTTGGCAAGCATCTATTCGCCGGGCGGTGTAGCTTATGGCTGCGACGAACTGGCCGCCACGATCCGTCAGCATTCCGCGCGTAATGGCGGCAAGCCGATTGCGGCCCACTGCCAGATGGCGTTCAGCGCGGCCCAGTACATCGCCAGTGCCTGCGATGCGACTTACGCGCCGCGCGCGGCAGGTCTCGGCTCCATTGGTGTGCGCATGGGCTGGTTCGATTTCTCCGGTATGATGGCCGAGGACGGAGTCAAACGCGAAGAATTCGTGTCCGGCAAATACAAGGATTCCGGCTCGCCTTTCCGGCCCGTGACCGATGAAGAGCGCGCCATGTTCCAGGCCGATATCGACACCCATGCCCGCTTTTTTTTCGAAGCGGTGGCCGAGGGTCGCGATCTCGACGCGAACGCCGTTCGCGATTGGGGCGCACGAACATTTACAGCGGGTGCCGACGGCGCGCTCGACCCGGAAGCCGCTGGCCTGCTCGACGCTGTTTTGACAGAACGCGAGGCTTTTGACGCAGTGCGCGAACTCGCCGGACAAGCATTGATAACCCGTTCCACTTCGACATCCACACCCGAACCGGCGGCGACCGCCCGCGCCGCATCGGCGCGCCCTGCGCGGCGCATGTCATCCACCTCGGGCGGTAACAAGGAGGAGACCATGTCTCTCAAATCGACAATCGCCGCGCTGCGGGCCAAAGCCGCCAATGGCGATGCCACCGCTGCGGCGGAACTGGCTGAACACGGCATCGCCGCCACGGCGGGCGGTGTCACACCGAACAGTGAAAGTGATGCCCCGGATCCCGATGAAGAGGGGGCCGATGATCCCGATCCGGCCGCCGAGGGCGATGACCCGGACGCTGATGACGGTGCTGATCCCGACGCGGATGAGGACGACGATGATGTTGAGCCCTCTGCGCTTGGTGATGCGGGCCGAAAAATTGCGGCTATTGCTGTGCGAGACGGTAAGGCTGCGCTCGGGGCTTCGCTCGCCGTCGATGTCACCGCCGGTGATATGAAATTTGGCGCGGCACTGCGCGCGCTAAACTCAGCAGGCCGGGACGCCTCGGCGTTTCGAACGATCGCGGCCAACAATACGCCCAAAGGTCTGTCACCCAGCAAGGGCCGCAAGTCGGCCAATGCTGCCGACGATACGTTGGCTGCGTCCATGAAGGCTGCCAACCGCCGCTAACCCGGCCGGACTGCCCTGGACGGGCCTGCCCCGTTCTCATCTCATCCATGAAAGGAGAGCGCCATGTCGCTCATGGTATCTACTGGCACTGAGCCCAAGGCTCCGTCCGACATCATCAAGTTCGAAACCAATCCCAGCTTCTGCCGCGAGGAAGGTGTTCTTCTGGCCGGCGACGGGTCGGCCCGCGAAATCGCCTTTGGCGAGGTCCTGGGCCGGGTCCTGTTCGGCACTCCGGTCGCCGCTTCGGACGGCGGCAATACGGGGCAGGGCACGGTCGGTTCCGTTGCTCTCAAGGCACAGGCCCAGCTCGGCGTCTACAGCCTCGAATGCATCACGGCGGCGACTGGTGCGGCGACCTTTGCCGTGTTCGACCCGGCGGGCAACCGTCTGGCCGACGCGGTCGAGGCTGTGGCCTACGTCAACGAGCAGATAGGCTTCACGATCGGAACCGACTCCACCGATAGCGAATACGTTGTCGGGGACTCCCACACCATCACAGTGGGCGAAGGCTCTCTCAAACTCGTTGCCCGCAGCCTGACGGCTGTGGACGGCTCTGCCCGTACAGCCGGTGTCGCCATCAAGGCCGCCACGGCCGCTGACGGCGTGGACGGCAAGGTGCTTTTTGAGAAGCGCGGCCCGGCAACTTTGCTTCGCGACGAGATTGTCTATCCGACAGGTGCGTCCACCGACCAGAAAGCGGCCATTGACGCCGAGCTTCTGGCGGCCGGCATTCTTGTCGAAACCGGCATCTAACGCCTGCCCGGACCGGGTGACCCCGGTCCGGATCTTCCCACCTCGGATGCAGGCCGCGATCGGCCCGCCCAAAATCAAGGAGAGCCGACATGGCCTTCAACTTCCCCTTTACCTCTCGGGCTATGACCCAGGAGGTTCGCAAATACCCCAAGCGTTATGGCCTGATCTCGGCCATGAATATCTTTCCGCTCGAACCCATCACTTCGACATTTGTTCAGGTGACCAATGAAAACGGTGTGCTGACAGTGGTGCCCGCTGCCGAACGCGGCGCGCCGGGGTCCAAGACCAAGCGCTCCCGCCAGGACATGAAAATCTTTCAGGTTCCGCATTTTCCGGTTGAGGACCAGATTTTGGCTTCCGACCTGCAGGATCGCAAAATCGTTGTTGGTGGACAGGAAGTCGCGGCGAATCTGCCTGGCGAGCTTGCCAAGCGCGAGCATGAAGCCGCGCGCCGCCATGCGATCACGGCTGAATATGTTCGCATGTCGGCGATGAAGGGTATCGTCAAGGATGGTGATGGGACCACTTTGACCAATCTCTTCACAGACTTTGGCGTGACCCAGAAGGCAATCGACTTTGTTCTGGGGACGGCGGGGACCGATGTTCGGGCAAAAGACGAAGAGCTTCGCGCTCACATCGAAGACAATGTTCTCGGTGAGTCTGTGACCGGTGTGGAGTGTTTTGTCAGTTCGGAATTCTTCGGCAAGCTGATCGACCATGCCAAGATCAAGGCACTGTATGAAAGCTCGCCAGATGTGAAGGATTTGCGCGAATTCTACCGTCTGAAAACCGGTGGTATTTCGGGTCGGGTCTTCAACCCATTTGGCGGTGTCACCTACATCGAATACCGGGGCTCAGCACCACTGACGACAGGGTCGGAACGCTTCATCGCGGCCAACGAAGGCCATGCCATTCCGTCTGGTACCATGAATCTGTTCAGCACCTTTGCCGCCCCGGCGGACACGCTCGACGAAGTCAATGATATTCCGTCCGTCACCGATATGGACCTTGAAGACGGCGTGGAGCAATTTGTGCTTCCGATTTTCATGTCTGCCGAACTAATGAAGCACGGCAAGGGCGTCGAGCTCTGGTCGGAAATGAACATCCTTCCCATCACCAAACAGCCCTACGGGGCGCTGGTGAAGGTTCTCACCTCCAACTAACGCGAGCGACGTTCGCGTATCGCATATGCGCCGGGTCCTTGTGGCCCGGCGTACTATTCACTGGCCGCGCGTCCAGCCCGGTCAGCGAATAGTACGCCCACGCAAAACAGAAAGGAGCCGACATGGCCCGCAAATCCCCAGTAAAGAAAACTGGCACCAATGAACCCGTCAAAGCGCCGGACGCCGAGGCTGATCTGCTCGACAGTGCCCAGGCAGATGCCGCGCCTGCTGCTGATAAGGAAGCGGAAGCGTCCGCAGAGCCGGGCGAGGAAAGCAATGCGGCCGCTGACACCGATGCGACAGCCGATACCGAGCAGGACGACGAAGACACAGCGCCCGAGGGTGATGAACCGGACATTCCGGCCGCGCCCGTCGCGGCGTCCGGTGTCGGACGGTTTGAAATTCAGGATGGTGATGGGTGTGGTGAGCTGGGTGCGCCCGGTGACATCATCCACATGTCAAACACCCGCGCCGCGTCATTCCTGGACGATGGCCGGTTGGTCCGGGTCTAAAACCCATGTCAAAATTTGACGACCAAATCGCCAGTGCAGACACGGTCATTTACGACCAGTTCGGCGACGCGGCGTCCTACACGCCGCCCGGTGCTGGCGAGGCTGTGCCATGCCGCGTGATCATCGATAACCAGACCGAGATTCTTGACATGGGCGGCACGGGGCAAACCCGGGTCTCCGGCATGACAGCCAGCGTCCTTGAATCCACCATTGCAGAGCCAAAGCGCGGCGGACAGTTTCGGCCCACCGAAGGCAAATATTCCGGAAAAGTGTTGGAATATTCGGCCGCGCCCGTTTTGGACGCAGAGGAGTGGACGGGGCCGGTTTCGGTCATCGTCTGATGGTCTCGCGCCGCGTCGAAAAACTGCTCGACGGTGAGGGAATGGGGTTGGCCCTGACCGGCGAATACCAGCTGGCCATCGATGAATCGATTGCTCTGTTTGAAGGCGCGGCGATGGCCGCTGCTGATCAGGTTGCGCAATGGGGTAAAGACAAGCTGCGCGGGGAGGTGACGCCTGCCTTGGGACCCAAGGTCGCGCGCACAATTCGATCGGTGGTTTATCCTGACAATCGCGGGCAAACATCGCTTGGCCCGAGCGTGGTCTGGTGGTCAAAAGCGCCGCATATTTTGAGCGCGTTTACAGAAGCGCAGACCATTCGAGCCAAATCCGGAAAATATTTGGCGATACCAACAGAAAATGCCCCCAAGCGTGGGCGCGCTATTGATTCGGACGGCAATGTTCGTCGCGGCCGCGCAGCTTTGCTGGCTGAGACCGAGAAGCGCTTCGGCAAGCTGCGTCACGTTCCCATGAAGGGCAAGAATTTTTCGATGTTGGTCGTCGACAAGCTTCGCAAAGGTCGCGGTAAGCGGGGCGGGTATAGGCTGGCCACGCCAGCCGCTTTGCGCCGGCGCGACTACGAAAACAGCGTGGTTATGTTCATCCTGGTGCCGGAAATTCGCACCCGCAAAATGTTGAACTTGGACGGGGTTACAGAAGAAATCGCGAGCCGTGGGTTCGAAGAGTTTGTGCGCGCCTTCACCGATGTGGTGCAGCGCAATTTTGCCATCGGAGACAATGCATAATGAGCCAGGCTGTCACCGATCTCAAAACCGTTCGCGCGGCGCTCAAAACCTTCATCGAAACAGCGATCGCCGGTGTCACCGATGCGCCGGAAGTCGAGCGCGATGACCCAAGCCTCGATGTCGCGGCGAACGGCGTTCGCCTGATGCTGGCATCGGGCCGCGTGCCGCGCGGTGTCCCGCAAATCAAGGCGGGGCGCACGCAGTACGAAGTCACGCCGACCTTCACCATCGTGGTGCAGAAAACCGCGCTGACCGCGACCGATCGCGAAGAGCAGGTCGACGCGCTGCGCGAGGCCGTCTGCGAAGCGGTCGAGGATGCGCCCTGGTTGCCGGGATATCTCGGCTACATGGAATCCGGTGATCTGACGCCGGAAACCGACGCGCCCGTCGATGCCGAGCCCGAACACTTACAGATCATCGCGTTGACCGTGATGTTTTTGTCCACCCGGCCTACGGGCTGATGTTCTCGACCCGTCAAACTGGAGACCCATCATGACGTCCAAAACTTCACCGAAAAGCGGCGGCGGCGATTCTGCCAAGGCCGAAAAAACCCAACCCTATGTCCTGACCGACGATGTTGACGGGTTGGGACCAAAAGGCCGCGTCATACCTCTTGCACCGAGCAAGGCGAAAGGCCTGCCCTGCCGCAAGGCCAAGGATCGCGATCTCGCGCTCGCCCAGATCTGACCGGCGCGGACCTGCCTGGTTCTTATCCATTGCCTGGTTCTTAACCAATTGATTGAGAAGGAAAGCCTCCCATGTCCAATCACACCGGCCGTCAGGCCATCATGCACCGCCTGGGCCAGCTGAACCACGGCACGGCCGCGTCCGGCGACTATGTTCCAGTGCCTTACAATATTCCGTTTGATCCCGAACGCGATCACCCGCTGGTCGACAACCCGCAGGTCAATCACGGGCTGAACAATCCGCGCGATGCGCAGGCGCCAGCCGAAGGGCTGATCAGCGCCAAGGTGGCCGGCCTGTCTGTCCCGCTGTGTTTCAATACATGCGGATATTGGCTGCGCGATATTTTCGGCGATCATGTCGACGCCGGTGCGGGGCCCTACACCCACACATTCACGTCCGGCAAGGGCGATGTGCGTGCGGCCACACTGGTCTGGGCCGAGGCGTCCGGTCACCGCCAGATGAATTCCTTTGTCGCGGGCCGCATGGAAATTGGCTTTGGACAAGAGGCCGGTTTTCGCGCGCTCAAATTGTCAGGCATGGCGGTCGACATCACCAAGGAAGCGTCGGTCAATATTGGTACGCCGATCGCTGAACTGGCCCAGGTCCAGGCCCCCGGCGCGGTGTGCGGTATCCGCTATGACGGCACCGAGGTCGCGCGCGTTTTGAGCGGCACAGGCGCCTATGAGCGCAAACTGATCGAAAACCGCTATGCCAAAATCGATACAAATTTGGCCTCCGGTTTTGATACCGAGGATGGCAGTTTCACCGGCGATCTGGAGCTGCGCGTGGTCGACGACACATTCTATGATCTCGCCCGCGCCGCCCATACGTCTGGCGGCGTGGATCCGTGGGAATTTGAATGGCGCTTCGATCCGGCGGTCAGCTCCAACAACAAGCTGGTTATGGCGGTTGCCGGTCTGCGCCTGACGCCGGCCGAGCGTGGCATCCAGACCCCAGGCGTTCGCTCCGAACGCTATCGCTTCCGCTGCGAACAGACCGACGCGGCGCCCATGATCACCGCCACGCTGACCAATTCGATTGCCGATTATGCGGCAGGAGTGGAGACCGCCTGATGACGACGCTCCATACCGAGGTCGACACCGAACCGTTCTGGGTCGATCTGCCGGGTCTGACGGATCCTGAAACCAAAACGATCCCGCGCGTCAAAACCCACCCCTGGTCGGGTGCTGCTGAAATGGCGGCCCGTACCAAGGCGATCATGGCAATTCCGGTCAAAGGCGAGCGCGAAGAAGACGAAGTCTGGGAGGCCCGGACCGAAGCGGTACTGCGTGAGCTGGGCTATGGACCGCTGCTTAAACTGGGTCTGAAGGCCGCCTCGCTGGCCGCGCTCGATGATCTGACGCACAAGGCGCTGGCCCTGGCGTTGATTGTCGAATTTGAAGGTCTGCACGCCAATAATGCCGAGACTCCGCTCGATGCCGACGACGCGGTCCATGTCGGGGCGTTCTTGAAAGACCCTTATGCGGCGACAACCTGGAAGGCGGCGGCCAAGCGCCGGGCCAATGGGGTGGTGCAGGAGGGAAACGGGTCAGGGCCGTCGTCGAATGGCGACTCCGCGAGGGCGGCCGGATCTGTGCGGACTGCAAGCTCCGGGGCGATGGATGCATCAAGCCCGGAGGGCGCGGACTAAAGGATTTTCGCTGTCCTGAACAGGAGTCGGCGCCCCAGACGATCGAGGGTGCGGCCATGATTGACTTGGCGGTCCAGCCCGGTCTCTGGAAATACCATTTTGGCGGTGTGGGTGGTTTGGCGACAGCCGATCTGCTGTCCCGTCTCCCCCCCAATGCACATCGCGATGCCTGTCTGGCTCTTCTGCCCTATGCCGAAGAGGGTCTGATCCTGGGGCTGCGCAAACCGGATAACCAATAGGGTTTCATCCCATGGGCTCACGCACAATTAACGCCACCATAATGCGCTATGACACGCGCGATCAGGAAAAGTGGCGGCGCCAATTCAAGGCGCTTGGCCCGGATTCCGAAGCCGTCTTTGACAAGATGACGCGCGCCTCGCGTCCGGCCAATGACAATCTCAAAGCGGTCGATGTCACCGTGGGGGAATTGAAGGGCGGTGTCACGGAGCTAACCAATCAGCTTGGACCTTTTGGTCGCATTCTGCAGGCGCTTGGCCCGGTCGGTGTGACGGTGGCCGCAGTGCTAGGCGCTGTGGTGGCGGCAGTGCTTGGCGTTGCTAGCGCGGTTCGCGATGCGCGCCAAGCCGGCGCTTTTGCCGACGATCTGCAACGCATCTCAGACGCGGCCGGTGTGTCCGCCCTGGCCATGCTGGAATGGCGTGATTCCATCGCCCTGGCGGGCGGCGAATTAGCCTCGGCTGACCGCTCGATCGAAGAATTCTACAAACGGATCGGTGAGTTTCGCGGCTTTGGCACCGGTGAAGCGCGCGAGGGTCTGGCCATGCTCGGGCTCGACGATGATGTCCGCGAAGGCCTGATCGACACCGGCGATCTTCTGACCGTCGTGGTTGACCGGCTGGCGGCGATCGACGACCCGGATTTGCGAATTTCCATTGCCGACAAGATGGGGCTTCGCGATGCGGCGCCTTTGCTGGCGCAGGGCGCAGAAGGTGTCGCGGACATTCGCGAGCAGCTGGCCGGGATGAGTCAGGAAATCAGCGATCTCGACATTGAGCGCTTTGCCGAGCTGGAGCGCCAGATCGCCTTGGTTGAACGCCAGACCGAGCGGGCCAATGTCGCCATGCGCGGCGAATTATTGCCGCTGGCGCGCGCCTGGTCGGAACTGAAACTGGATGTCACGCGCGGCATCGCTGATTTGATCGGCCAGTTTGATGATCTCGATTCGCGTAGCGGCTCGGTAATCGATCGCCGTCTGGAGCGGCTTAATATCCAAATCGCCCAGCTTCAACGGCGCGCCGAAAACGACGCATCCCGGTCGCTGCAGACCCGCCTTGATGAACTGACGGCCGAGCGCGACCGCTTGCGTGAAGAGCTGGTGTTTCGACGCGTTCAGGGTCAAATTGATGACTTCCGCTCGGCCCCAGCACCGGGTGGGGGTGTTGGCGTCGGGTTGGCCGAACAGGTTGCCGCACAGGGCCGCCTGGCGGCGGCTATGGAGGCGGCGCGCACGCCGGCAGAGCGCCTGGCGGTCAGTGCGGCGCGCTTGCGCGCTGACTATGCAGCGCTGACCGAAGAGCAACGCGACGCGATCGGCGTTACGCAAGACTGGATCGATCGCGCCATCGCGGCGCAGCGCGTGTCTCTGGGCCTGGCCGATGCGACGTCGTCGCTGTCTGAAGCCGAACGTGAAAAACAGCGCGCCACCGAAGCGTCCAATGCAGCCTTGCAGCTCTGGTCGCAGATTGCCGAGCGCAATATTTCAGTTGAAGATCAGGTCGCTGAACAGATCAAGGCGGTCAATGATGCGCTGGCCGCAAGGCTGGAGATATTGCGGGCCATGCCGGACGGCACGGTACGCGCCAATGCCATTGCCGAAGCCGAGGCAGCGGCGGGCGCGGAGATCAAGCGCGTCACCGCCGCGCAGCGCGAACGCGCGGACGCCATGCGCGAAGGCAGCGTCGCACAAGCCGAGCAGCTGGAACTGGAATCGCTGAAAGCCGATATTCTGGGCCGCGTCGTCGATGTCGAGGGCTCGCTGGCCGAGCGCCGCCGGCAGCTTAACGAGCTGGTTGAGGCCGGTACAATCGTGCAAGCTCAGGCCAATCAGGAATTGGCCAATTATCACCGTGAATTGCTGGCGCTGGACGCCGACGCCCAGGGTTTTTCCGGCCTGGCCAAACTGATGCGCGATTCAGACGATTTGCGCGGGGCACTGGACAATGTCGCCGTCGGTGCCTTCGGCGACATGTCACGCGGCCTGGTTGATCTGGTGCGCGATTTTGACAATGCGGGGCAGGCGGCCTCACGCTTTTTCGAAAACCTGGTCGCGGGCCTGCTAGAGCTGGCGGTTCAGCAAGCCATTATCGGCCCTCTGGCCTCGGCTCTGTCGGGGTTTCTGGGCGGATTGTTTCCGCAAACCGCAGCGGCCGGCGCCGATGGAGGGTTTAACTTCCAGTTTGGCGGTCCCGATACGCCGCCGCTGTTTTCCAGTGACGCGGCGGATGCCGCGTTTGCGGCCAGCCGGTCAGACAAGCGCCCACCTCCGCCGCCGGGCGATATCAGTGTGAATTTGAACAATGCGCCGGCGGGGACGGAGGCATCGGCAACCGCGCAGCGCAATGGCGATGGCAGTGTGAGTATCGATGTCATGTTTGACAAACAGATCACGCGCTCGGCCAATCAGGGACAATTGGGAAAAATTCTCAAATCGCGCGGTGTGGGCAAGTCTGTGACCCGGCGCGGCGGTTTGTGATATGGCCGCGCCACAATTTCCGTCCATCCGGAAAACGATGGACCGTGCGGGTTATCGCATCAAACCGCCGCGACTGGTTCGCCGCGTGCCGCGTGAGCGCGGCCCGGATCGGTTTCGCGCGATCGCGGCGCGCGGTGCCTGGCTGGTGTCGGGGCGCTTTACCTGGACGGCAGCCGAGCTGGCGCTGTTTGAAGCGTTCTGGGTCGATGATCTTCAACAGGGCAATCTGGCTTTTGAGGATTTGCCGCGTCCGCATGACGGCGCTGATGGCCAGGTGCGCTTTAATGCCCAGAACGCCTTTTCAATTGTGCGTGCCGGCGCGGACGTCCAGGTCGGGTTTGAAGATATTGAGTTCTGGTCTCCGCCGGCGACCGATGCCGGCGCGGCGACAACAGTCTGGCCGGCGATCAATGCCGATATGGACTTTGACGGTTTTAACAATGCGCGCGTCAGCGGTACCGAGCGCGGCGATCTCGCTGGCTTTAACGCGCAGCGCAATATTTCCGACGCGAACGGCGTTCGCCTGGTCGGTCTGTTCAAGTTCAGCGATGCAGAATTTGGGCTGTTTCAGTCCTTTTTTGCTCACCCTTTGGTTCATGGTGCTTTGGCTTTCACCGGTCTGCCCCGGCCGGACACAGGCGCGGCCGGCCGGGCGCGCTTTGATCCGGATAATCCCTGGGAAGCCGAGCGCGTGGCGTCCGGTTTTCGCGTCGCAGCCGCGATCGAGTTTTTTGAGGACTGACCAAAATGCCAACCCATGCGCTTCACGCCGCCGAGGCGGCCGAAGAATCCGGTAAGATATATGCCTGGCTGGTCACGATCACGCATGCCGCCCTGGCCCAGACCATCCGGGCGGTTTATGCTGAACCGGCGGCGGTCGGCTTCGATCCCGATGCGCCGGCGCCGGTCGTTCTCAACTCGCGCGGCGAGGATTTTACGCTTTATCCCTTCGTGTTCCGCCGGCCATCGCAAAGCGATGATTTGGTCGCTTCGGCCATGCTGGCCATCCAGAATGTTGACCAGAGCATCGTCACGCAATTGCGCGCCGCGCAGGCGGTCTCCGCTGAACCGCCGCAAGTGTCGGTGGAAAAGATCGATCTGGCCGATCCGGACGTCGTCGAGGAAAGCTATGTCGGGTTTGATTTTACCAGCGGGGATTACGGCGCCCGCGATGTAACCGGAGCGCTGTCTGTCCCGGATCTGTCGACCGAACCCTATCCCTACCAGACCTTCACCTTGAGCGCCTTTCCCGGCCTGGTCTGATATGGACTGGACGCGGCGTTATCTCGCCATTCCGCACATCAAAACCCGGTCCGGCTTTGATGGTGCAGATTGTTTCGGTCTGTGCCAGCTGATCTGGCGCGAAGAGCGGGGCCGCGAATTGCCACCGGCCCTGCCATACACTGAAACCGGGCCGGCGGCTCGCCATCACCTGACCGACTGCGTTGTTCAGGGCCGCTCGGGATATCGATCCATCGAGGCGGCCGAGCCCTTTGCGCTGATCGTGTTTCATCTGGGCGGCTATCCGATTCATATCGGCCTGGCCGTCGATGATGCGAATTTTATCCATACGACACGCACAACCGGTGTGTTGCTTGAAGACTTAACCAGTCCCGCCTGGTCGAAGCGGATTGAGGGTTTTTATGTCCCCCATTGATGTGCGCGCGGCCGTCCAGCCGCCAACCCTGCGCGATGCCTATATGGTCTCGACGTGCCGGCGGCCTCTGGTCGGTGTGTCGGACGTCGATTATGCGCCGGTCGGGCGCAGCGTCGCGCAACTGGTTGAGGACAATCTTGACCCGGTTCTGGCGCAAGTCGCAGTCGTGCGGGTCGACGGGATTGAAATTGCGCGCGGCGACTGGGCACGCACGCTGCCGGCAGAAGGCGCTCTGGTCGAAATCGGCGTGCGTCCGGCGGATACGGGCGGCGAGGGCGGGTCGGATCCGCTACGCCTGATCCTGACTATTGCTTTGGTGGCGTTGACGGTCTGGATCGGCGGTGGTGGCTTGGCGTTTGCCGGATTGTTCGCGGCGGGCTCTGCTTCGGCAGCCCTGCTGGCGGCCGGCGCGTCCATCATTGGCGGCTATGCCATCAACGCCATCGCGCCGCCGCCCCAGGGCAGTGTCAGCGGCGTTAATGGCCTGAACGCCTCGCCGACCTGGTATCTGCAGGCGGCCCGTAACCGCATCATGCTTGGTCAGCCCGTGCCCAAAGCACTCGGCAAACGGCGTATGGTGCCGCCGCTTGGCGCGATCTATTCGACTGAAACGCGCGGCGATGAAATCTGGTTGCGTTTCCTTTTGTGCTGGGGCGTTGGCCCGATCGCGATCTCCGATCTGAAAACCGGCGACACGCCGCTGGATAATCTCGATGGCGTCGAGATTGAACACGCGCTTGGGTTTGCTGACGACGCCCCGCTGACCCTGTATCCGCGCGCGCTTCACGAAGACGATGTCGGTACGGTGCTAACCCAATCGGGCGGTGCGGTCCGCGCGGTGACCCATGCCGACGCGGCGGAAATCTCTATCGATGTCGATTTTGGCCAAGGCCTGGTCGACATAGATCTGACGAGCGGCGATAAGCGTGCGCGGACCGTTCTTTTTTCGGTGCGCTATGCACAGGCCGATTCCGGCGGTGATCCAATTGGCGACTGGTATACCATCCGCCCAACTGTTGACGGGGCAAATACCACGGCCGTCGGCCTTGGCGGCGAGCGCCTCAATCTCGATGATTTCGGGATCACGATCGATAACTGGTATGACGGCCTGAATCCCGCCCATCCTGGCGCCCAGGACGGCAATTGGTCGATAACCCGGGCCGACAACAAGCCCTTTCGCGCCAACACGCGATGGGCCGTGCCGGTTGCCGAACATGGCTATGTTGTCGAGATTACACGCGTGACGGCCGACGCGGATCCCGACAGCGGTATTCGCGACACCGCCAAATGGTCGATCCTGCGCTCGATCGAAGCCAATCCCCCCGTTTTGATAGACAATATAGCCCTGACCGCCGGCGTTGTCCGCGCGTCGGAAAACTTCAACGGCGTGCTGGACGATTTGAATGGGATCGTAGAGTCCGTCGTGGATCGCTTCAACGGGACGGGCTGGCCCGGTGACAATAAGGGCGTTTCGCGCAATCCGGCCGATCTGTTTATCGAGGTTGCGACTGGCACAGCCAATGCGCGCCCACAAGGCGGGTCGCGTCTGAAATGGAACAAGCTGGCCTCCTGGTGGAATTTCTGCGACACCAATGATCTGAGATGCGATCACATCGTCGATTATCCCACGACGGTTGATGAGGTGTTGCGCCTGGTCGCATCGACCGGCCGGGCCCGGCCGTTCTGGGATGGGCCGCAATTGTCGATCGCGATCGATGCGGAAAAGCCGATCCGCCAGGCCATCTCCGGTCGCTCCTGCAGGTCCTATCGCGGGCGCTTGTCTTTCCCTGGGCCTTTGCACGGTATTCGAATTCCGTTCAATAACGAGGAAAAGGGCTATTTGCCCGATGAGCGCATCATCTATGCGCCGGGATATAACGCGTCCAATGCCACCAATATTGAGACGGTGGAGCTGCCCGGGAAGGTCCGCCCGGATGAGATCTTTACCGAGGGTGTGTTTCATCTTCTCTCGGCCCTGGCGCAGGGTGGTGAGGCTCATGAGATCGAGGTCGACGCCGATATTCCAGGCGTCACGCTCGGTGAGCGCTTCCTGTTCAGCCATGATGTACCGCTGGCCGGGTCGCGTGCCGGTCGTGTCCGCGCGGTCGAGATTGATGGATCGGGCGATGTCACAGCGATTTCCCTTGATGAAGTTGTCGAGATGGAATCCGGCGAAAGTTATGGAATCCGTTGGAAGACAGTCATTCAGGATCCGGATGAGGATCCGGGCGACGACGCGGCCGTCTATGAAATCGCGGACTCGCTGACCGTTTCGACGGTCGTCGGTCGCTCAAAACGGATCGTGCTTCCGACACCGACGGATCCGGCCGATGCGCCGGCGGTAGGCGATGAAGTCTTTTTCGGAGAGCTGTTTAACGAAACGCTCGATCTGTTGGTCCTGCATCGCGACACGGTCGGCGATGATGGCATGCGAATTGTTGGCATACCTTATGCCGAAAGCCGCCTGGCCGATGCCGGTTCGCCGCCTTCGTTTAGCTCCACGGTCATCCGTGGATATCGACCCAATCCCCCCACGCCCATCTTTGTTGACGCGGCGGCCAGTTCAACGGGTCTGGCGCTCGATTTCCGCTATCCGTCGACGGCGGAAAATCCGGCCATCCGCACATTGGTGTCCTGGCGAGAATCGCCACCGATCGGTGCGGACGTCGCTTACACGCCTTTACCCCCGATTGAGGGGGCGGCGCGCCAGGTGGTTATCCCGCTGGCCGATCCAACCCGCTCCATCGATGTCCAGCTGATTGCGGTCGGCGAAGACGGCAAAATGTCCACGCCCCTGGTCAAAGCGGCGCTGTCGCCGGCGGCGTTCATTCCTGACCCCGATAATCTGGCAGTTGCCAAATATGCTTTCGTCGATGCCAATGATGTGGGTATGCCCGGATTTCTCGTGACGGCCGATGCCAACACCGATCCGTTAATGGCCACGCTCGACATCGAGATCGCGCCAACCGGTACCGGTGTCTGGGCCGATGCGGGTTCGACAGCAGCGTCCAATCCGCGCAAGGAGATTCGCGGGATTGAACCACTCGGTCGGTATGACTTCCGCGCGCGCTTTCGAACAGTACGGGGCGATCCGTCCGATTGGGTTACAATTAGCGATGTCCAGGCCGACGAGATTTTCATGTCAGGCGACACCCGCAATGTCGGCGGGCGGTCGGCGGCCGAAATATTCGACGACTTCGAAAGCCTCTCAGACGCTGTGTTCCGGCAGGGTGCCGGATGGTCGGCTGTCCAGCGTTATCTTGAGGATCTTGGTTATCTCGACGGCGAGCCTGTCGGTGTCGCAATCGTCAACGAGGAAGCAGCCCGGATCACTGCTGATGCGGTTGAGGCTTCGGCGCGGCTGGTTCTTGCTGGGGAAGTCGATGACAACGCTGCTGCGATTATCGACGAGGTAGCCCTCCGCGTTTCCGGTGACTCCGCCAATGCCTCGTCGATTTTGGCATTGACAACGGAAGTCGATGACCAGAACGCTGTTTTCATTAACGACATAGATGTCCTGTCTACCGCGTCAGACGCTTATGGCAGCAACTTCTCTCTGTTAGGCGCGGCTAACGGCGGCGGGACAGCATGGATCATAAACGAGGACACGGTTGAGTCCGGCACTCGCGGAACAATGGCGAGCGTTTTTGACGGCTTGTCTGTGACCACGGGAGGCCACACTACAAGCATATCGCTGCTGCTTACAGCGATGGGTACTCAGGAAGCCCGCGCTGCGCTTGAGATAAACGTGGATGGCGTGATCACCGGTATTGAGATTGACGGTATCGCGCAGGCGTTCATTTTGAGTGCCGCGGCCTTTGAAATGCAATCGCTGACTGACGGTGGCGACGAGTGGGTTCCCTTCGCAATCGACGGCACAAGCGGCGCGGCGATATTCGGTGACACCATCGCGCTCGTGCCAGGTGAAAACCTGATCAGTATATCGGGCCTCACACAGGCGCTTTCGCTTGGTGCGGAGTTTGGGGTTGACGATTTGCTGTTTTGGTTCGGGGCGGCGAGCGTTGATCCGGGTGATGAAACGAAGGCCAATGCGACAATCTGGATGGACGGCGATGGTGATGCCTTCTTCGGCGGCGCGATTGCAGCCCGGTATGTCTACCAAGCAGCCAGTGACTTCACAGAAACCGATCCGGCGCCATCCTACACCACAAGCTATGCGGAATGGGCTGAAGTCACCGTATCGGACCTTGAGCCTGATGGCGTGATTTTCGTGCAGGCGCGTTTTACGGCGGTCAATACCACGTCGCCCTACATCGACACGCTCGGCCAGTGGAAGATCACCGCGCAGCGCGACGGGGGCGGCAGTGAGGTCACGCTGTATGAGTCGAAATTCGCAGCCGTCACCGACTACATTTCGATTGAAACCGTCGACACAGTTGAGCCCAGACCGGTTTTCGCTGGCGGGCAATTCGTCAACCCGTTTGATGACGCTGATCTACCGGATGATGTGATTATCCGGCTCTACCTGCGCCGCGTCGATGACGAGGCCGGTCTGACGATTCTTCCTGAAATCGAGGCGCTGAACGCCGTCCGAACTCGCTAACGAATGCCGAAAGGAACCCCAATGCCAAGCAAGAAGAAAACAGTCGATCCGATGATTGCAGCGCGTGATGCGCTGACCGGCGACACGCTGAATTTGAAAGCCATCGAGGCTGCTCGCCAAGGGCTCAACACGACCGACAAGAAGCAGGCCCGCGCGCACATTGTGCTGGGCAACATTCTGTCCGTCACGGACTCCGCTCGCGCTGTGTGCGGCCTGAAGGTCGAAGCATGAGCGCGCCTAAAACCAAAACCAAAGCCGCCACGGCCAAAGCGGAATCCAATCCGGTGCAAAACTGGAAGATTAAAGAACTGGCTCTGTTGGCCGAGCGCGCCCGGATTGATGAACGCCGGGATGCGATCAATCACGAAATTGATCTGACGCGCGCCCGGATTGCTGGTGCCGAGGCTGTCACCCAAACACTGAAGGAGTAAGCTGCAATGGCCCTGACCAACACCGAATTTGCGGATGCCTTTGCGGCAGCTCTGAATGATTTTCATACCGACGTGACGAATGAGGCGCAGTTCGCAGCCGCCTCACTTGCGCTTTACGATCAATGGGTTTTGGGCGGGGCGAGTGTGGCGACTGCGGCGCGGCAAAGCGCCGAGGCGATTGCCGGTCTAAACACCTTTCTGGAGCAGGCGATTGATTGGTATGCCGGCACCGCGGTCGGTGGGCCGGATAGCGACGGGCTGTATCCGCTCACCGATAGCGCGGGCAATGAGTATTCGGTTCCAAGTCCAGCCAAACTGATCGCCGACCTTGGTGGTATTACTCCGAAAGGGCATGTTGCCGATGTCGGAAGCCTCCCGGGCGCCGGTAATGCGGTCGGAGACTATTACACGGTTGCAGGCGTGGGTGCGTTGCCGAATAGAATTTATGGTTGGGGTACAGAAGCCTCTTGGGTGGACCTTGGCGAGTTCCAAGGCGATCAAGGCGATCAGGGCGACGCGGCTACAATCGCGGTCGGAACAACAACCACCGGCGATGCGGACACTGACGCCGAGGTCGCCAATTCTGGCGACGAAAACGACGCTGTTTTTGATTTTACCATTCCGCGCGGCGATCCCGGTGCTGACGCCGAGGAAATTTCTATTCAGGCGACGGCGACGCACATCCAATGGAGGCGCGGTGAGGGGGCTTGGGCGAATATCGTCTCTCTGGACTCATTGGCTGACGATGGCGAGGAAGTCGAGCTTCGCGTCGAAGGTGCAAACATTGAGTGGCGTCTCGGCACAGGAAGCTGGGCCACGCTTATTGCGCTTTCAGCACTGATCGGTCCCGATGGTCCTGCCATCGAATTGCAAACAACTGGAACGCATATTCAGTGGCGGGTTGTGGGTGATGTGTCGTGGATCAATCTTGTGGCGCTAGACACTCTCGCTGACGACGGCGTGGATGGCGAGGAAGTCGAGCTTCGCGTCGAAGGTGCAAACATAGAATGGCGTCTCGGCACAGGAAGTTGGGTCACGCTTATTGCTACCGCTGCCTTGATTGGCCCGCCCGGCGATGGCTTTGTGCCCTCTGGCGCTTGGGATGTGGCCACGTCATATGACACAGGCGAAGCTGTCAGCCATTCAGGTGCGAGTTATGCCAGCCTAGTGGATTCAAACCTTGCCGTCGAACCAGATGTGACCGTCGGGTGGGAAACGTCTTGGATGGTGATCGCTGACCCCGGTGATGCGGTGCCCGGTGTGATCTCACAAGCCGATGCGGAGGCCGGAACCGCGACCGATGAAAAGATCATCACGGCGCTCCGCTTGCGACAATCGGCCGATGCCGCCGTCAAAACAGTACGCAACACATTTCGAATGAAAGGATAAACAATGGCAACCGAAGGTCGACTTGCCGCATTGAAACCGTCCGCGACGACGGACACGGTGCTTTATGCCTGCCCGGCTTCAACTTTGACTCATTGCGGCGTGTTTATCTGCCGCCAAGGGGGCGGAGACGAGACGGTGCGGGTCGCGATTATGAATGACGCCACGATCGGCAATCTGACGGCAGAGGATTGGATCATTTACGATGACGCCGACACGCTGCAAATCACTGGCTTGATTTTGAAGGCTGACGAAACGCTGGCCGTTTGGGTGTCGGCGGCGACGGTGTCGTTTGTCGTCAATGGTTTTGAGGAGGCGGCATAATGGGCCTGATTAGAAAAACTTCAGCAGCGGGCGGCGGCGGCGGAACAATTGTCGGCGACTTGATACTGCGACCTGCCGCATGGGCCGGGTCTCTACCGGACAATTATTTGCGGGGCGGCGCTATTCTATCCCAATCCACATATGCCGATCTTTTTGCCCAAGTAGGCGTATTGCCAGATGATTTATTGGCGGCCCCGTCAGCCGTCGCCGCAGCAGAAGCTAACACTTGGGCCTCTGTGGCTTATGGCAATGGTGTCTGGATCGCTGTTTCTAATGACGGCACCAACCGGGTTATGCGTTCGACCGACGACGGTGCGTCATGGTCAGCCGTCGCTGCCGCAGAAGCTAACTCTTGGAACTCTGTGGCTTATGGCAACGGTGTCTGGATCGCGACATCTTCAAGCGGCACCAATCGCTCGATGCGTTCGACCGACGACGGCGCGACATGGTCAGCCGTCGCTACATCAGAAAATTTAGCTTGGAACTCTGTGGCTTATGGCAACGGTGTCTGGATCGCGGTCGCACAAAACGGCACCAACCGGGTTATGCGTTCGACCGACGACGGTGCGTCATGGTCAGCCGTCGCCGCAACAGAAGCTAACTCTTGGTATTCGGTGGCTTATGGCAACGGCGTCTGGATCGCGACTTCTATTACCGGCACCAACCGGGTTATGCGTTCGACCGACGACGGCGCGACATGGTCAGCCGTCGCCGCAACAGAAGCTAACTCTTGGTATTCGGTGGCTTATGGCAACGGCGTTTGGATCGCTGTTTCTAATGACGGCACCAACCGGGTTATGCGTTCGACCGACGACGGTGCGTCATGGTCAGCCGTCGCCGCCGCAGAAGCTACCTCTTGGTATTCGGTGGCTTATGGCGCCGGTCTCTGGATCGCGGTTGCTAATACCGGCACCAATCGTGTCATGCGCTCGACTAATGATGGTGCCTCTTGGTCAGCAGGATTAGCAGCAGAAGCTAACACTTGGAAAGCGGTCGCTTATGGCGCCGGTCTCTGGATCGCGGTTGCTAATACCGGCACCAATCAGGTGCAGCGCGCGGAACTAATTAGTTACAATTCTGCGACCAGTTTTTATATCCCACCAACAACGTCCACGGACGAGAGCTTTGAATACCTTGTGAGGGTCACAGCATGAAATTAACAATCCAAGACATCGCGCGGCGGCTCATTAAAGCCGAAGCGCGCATCGAAACCTTGGCGTCGGCAACAGGTGCGGATTGAGCCGGTTGCTGTGATCAATTTTCGTCGCCCGCTTTTGAGCGGGCTTTTTTGTGTCCGCTAGAGGGTGGGTTTCATAATGTTAAAAATCATCACGGTGGCGCTAGCGCAAGTGTCGCCGCACTGGTCGCCGCCGTCCGAGCCTTTGCCGGACCCGGCACCTGTGCCGAATATCTGCCATCTGATGCCGTGGTCGCGCGATTGCGATGCGGCCGACGGCCATTGGGACACTTGCCCGGATGCGCCCTTTCCTGAAATGTGTGATCCGAATGTGGTCACGGTGGTCGAAAACCCGGATGGCTCTTTCCGGTTCTGCCCCGGTGGGCCAGAATGGTTTGCATGTGTGTTCGGGCAAGGTTGATCTCAAACGCCGTTGTCCTCAATCGCCCGCCTTCGAGCGGGATTTTTTATGCCTGAAATGGAGATTTTATGGCCCGATTCACCATACTTGAATGGCTCTGGATGGCCGCTCTTGGCCTCGCAGGGTCCGGCCTCTACGCGCTGCACATCAAGGCCAGTCGGCCATTAGAGATAATCACGATCATCGTCACAGGCGTTCTCATTGCGGCTCTGGCGGGACCAGCCCTGCACGATGCCGTTCTGCCCGCCTTCGCAAAAGGGGATTCCAGCCTGACGGCGGTCGGTTTCGCGTCAGGGTATCTCGGCATGTTGCTGGCCCGGTACGTCCAGAAATGGGCAACGGCGATTGCGCCAGACATGATGGCGCGAATGGGGCTGGATGTTCAGCGCGATGAAGGGGATGGCGATGACCCGGATGCTTAAACTGGCGTGCAAATTGTCCGAGCGCCCAATGCTCTGGGCGATTTTAGCCGTGGCCGTCTTTGTCATGCTTTCGTGGAAGGGTGGTTTCGAAACTGGCATTCGGATAATTCCAGATGCAGCGCCTATGCAGTTCAATACTGCGCTGTGTTTTGGATTGTTGGCGATTGCCGGCCTTCGACGTCTCGAAACCGACATGAAGTGGTGGGCGGTCGCAGGGTTGGGCCTCGCGGCGGCGACCCTGCTACAGGATTATTCGCGGCTCTATTTCGGGATCGATGAGTTCTTTCAGCACGCTTGGTATGCCGAGCTATCACCTTCACCGGGACGCATGTCTCCGTTCACGGCGGTCGGCTTCATCATCTGTGCTGCCGTACGATTGAGCGGCAAGCCGCTGATCGGGATGTTATTGTTGGGCCTTGTTGCAGCGCGCGCCAGCGCGGCGCTGATCGGGTACGGGCTTGAAGTGACCAGCCTTTACCAGATAGCCGATCATCGCACAGCAATGGCCGTTCATACCGCCGCACTATTCCTCATATTCACCAGCTTTGAAATTTGTAGGCTGTGGGGTGTTTGGCACCCGGATCGAAGGGTGGCATGAGGCTGTCCCGCAATTTTTCGCTATCTGAATTCACCCGGTCTGATACCGCCAAGCGGCTGGGTCTTCTGAATGATCCGTCGCGCGACGATCTCACCAATATCAAAGTGACGGCGCTCGGTCTGGAGCAGGTCCGGCGTGTCCTCGATGGCCGCAGTATCAGGATCACATCTGGCTATCGTAACCGTGCGGTCAATGCGGCTGTGGGCGGCGTTTCAAATTCGGCCCACGCCAAGGGTTTTGCGGCCGATATTACCGTGAGGGGCTTGACGGCCTTCGAAGTCGCCAAGGAAATCAGCCTGTCAGACATCGCCTTTGACCAGCTCATTTATGAGAAGGGTCGGAATATCGTTCATATCAGCTTTGACCCACGTCTGCGCGGCGAAGTCCTGTCGCAGCACCACGGCCCGAGTGGCGGCACGATGCAGGGGATTGTGCCGTGATCCACAGCACAGCTAACGCGCCGGCGATCTATGTCCCGCCAGACGAATGGGATGATGGCGATTGTCATCCGCCGGGTGCCTTTACAATCGAGACCTTGTCGGACGGCACGCGCGAACTGCTCTACAATTGTCCAAGTGACGGGGTTGAGGGTTTGCTTCGACTACGGCCATGTGGATCTGCTCGGCCGAGCTGGGAGTTTAACGGGGATCTGCAGAGCCCGACACTGACGCCATCGGTACACCGCATCGCCCAGCTAACGGCCGGCGGCACGAAAACCATCTGGCATGGCTGGCTGCGCGATGGCCAATGGGTGTCTTGCTGACCGAATTTATCAACTCGTCAAAACAAGGAGAGTGCAATGACAGGTGAAATCCATCCTGCGCCTGAAGAGTTTTCGCCGTCGGAAATCGAGACGGATCATATTCTTCGCTACTTCCACTATAGCCATCTTCCAGCTGGGCTCCGCGCCCGTTCTCAGCCGTTTTGCAGCCTGGCGCGGATGCTGATCGATTCGACGCCGCGCAATCCGGAACGGACAATTGCCCTCCGCAAGCTATTAGAGGCAAAAGATGCGGCAGTTCGGGCAGGGTTGTCGTCATGATCGCTTTGATTTTGCTGGTCGTTGGCCTGGTGATCGCCGGGCTGGGATATCGCAGCGCCTCGGGCGCCGACATAGAGGGGGCGATCCTGTCTTTCGGTGTTGTCGTTGTGGGCGCCATTATCGCGCTTGTTGGCGTCGTCTGGGCCTTTGTGACGTGACCCGTCTTATCGCTTCGGCAATCGTCGGCGCGTTCGCCGGCATCCTGTGGCTATTGTTTCTCGGCGTGCCGTGGCTGATCCCGTCCTATTTGTCGCTGCGCGATGATCTTCAAACGGCGCGGACCGCAGCTGCCGGTCAGGCCGAAGCGTTTGATGAGAGCGAGCTGATCCGTAAGGGCGAGAATCAAACAGCCATCGATGCCGTCAATAATGGCCGTCAGTCCTGTGAGGTGGAAATCGCCTCTGTAACCGCCGTGTATGAGGCGGCGCTGCGCAATGCCCTTGGAGGTACAGACAATGAAATATCGAATGCTAACCCCAATGGTGGCCGCGCTATCCGTCCTCCTGGCGGGCTGCGA